TTTATCTTCCTTCAACTCATAGTTACAAACTGTTTTATTGTTGGTGGTAACATTCGTCATTGGAATGACCATCACATACCACCCTCTTATATTATTGATAATGGCTGAATTGAAAGACTGGTTAAATTCAATCAACCTTACAAAGAAAAATCTGATGGATGAAGACCCATCAGTTGAGAAAGATTTCCCTCCATATATTGTAAATCGCTGTTTGTCAGGACATCTTGATACAGTGATGTATTCTAATGAAATGAACATGTATTCGTTTTTACCAAAGCGTATGCAATATGACTTTTTTATAAATACTGTGAGACCAAAGAAAAGATTTTCTCCTTGGCTCCGTAAGGATACGATCAAAGACCTTGATTATGTGAAACGTTATTATCATTATAGTGACGAAAAAGCAAAGCAAGCTTTGAGGATTCTGACCAAAGAACAAATTATTTTTATAAGATCAAAGTTTGAGATTGGAGGCACAAAATGAGCGTGGTTCAGGCATCTGAAGTGAAATGGACTCCCGACCAGATGGTCGAAGTTACATTAGGTGAACCAGATGATTTTTTAAAAGTTCGTGAAACACTGACTCGTATCGGAGTAGCATCACGCAAAGAGAAAAAGATTTATCAGTCTTGTCATATTTTACATAAGCAGGGAAGATATTTTTTAGTACACTTTAAAGAATTGTTTGCATTAGATGGTAAACATGCAAACTTGACATCAAATGATGTACAAAGACGTAATCGCATTACACAATTACTTGCAGACTGGGGATTGATTGGTGTTGTAGATGTTACAAGAATACAAGACATTGCACCTTTAAATCAGATTAAAGTATTGTCATATAAGGATAAAGGAGATTGGATATTAGAAACAAAGTATAATATTGGTGCAAAGAAGAAAAAGGTAGAAGAAACAGAATAGAAAAGTAGGGGATTCAACATCCCCTTTTTTTGTATTATATGGTTAAATAGTAATGTCGCCTTCGGGGACACAATTTACACTCGCTTACAAAGGAGAACTATGACTTACTTACAAAAGTATCACTCTGCAAACTTACCAGAGTTGATGAAAATAATTTCAAAGAACGGTATAGGTATGGACGATTACCTTGACCGCTTTTTTAATAATTATGAAACCACAACAAACTACCCACCTTACAATCTAATTCATGTAAATAATGTTGAGTCTGTGCTTGAGATTGCTCTTGCAGGATTTGGCAAAAAAGAACTAAAGGTTTACACTGAATATGGAAAACTTATCGTCGAAGGATCCAAAGAAACTAAAGATACAGGATCCGAGTATGTCCATCAGGGACTGGCTCAAAGAAGTTTCACAAGAGAATGGGCACTTTCAGACGACGTTGAAGTCCGAGAGGTTCAATTCAAAGATGGACTTCTTACCGTTAAGTTGGGTAAAGTAGTACCAGATCATCACGCTCGAAAAGACTATCTTAAATAATTATAAAGGGATCTTGACGATCCCTTTTTTTATTGCTATAATATATGAATGAAACATATAAAAGATGTCAATTAAAATTGCCCTGTTAAAATCTGGTGAGCAAGTGGTATCTGATATAAAGGAACTTATGTCAGAAGAGAAACCAGTTGGGTATCTGTTCAAAGATCCAGAAACACTGACTATCAACAAATCGTTTTTAGTATCAGACACAGACACATCTGTTGAGATATCTCTTTCTCAATGGATTCTAATGTCAACTGATCGTGAATTGGTTGTTCCAAGAGATTGGGTCGTGACTCTTGCTGAACCGATAGATAGTGTATTAAAAATGTACAAGGACAAAATAGATGCAAAAGATAATCAAGTGCCTACTGCTTAAGAATGATACCGTATTGGTATCTGAAATTATAGAGGTGGGATCAGAACTGGGTGAACCAGATTGTAAACTTATCGACCCGTATAAGTTGGTAAGGCAAGGAGATTTATATACTTTAGAATCTTGGATCGACTATTCCGCACAGAAAGAATTTATGCTACACTCTGATAGTATACTAACTTTGGCAGATCCAACTTTAGATATAGTTGAAAAGTATCTGGAACTCACTGAATAATGCGATTTTATACAAACGTCCAGATGGTTGGTGACAACTTCTTGGTTCGAGGATATGAAGATGGTAAACACTTCATGACTCGTGAGAAGTTTTATCCAACCCTTTTTGTTCCTTCAAAAAAGAAAACAAAATACAAAACATTGACAGGTGATCATGTTGAGTCTGTGGCACCTGGTACTGTTCGTGAGTGTCGTGAGTTTGTAAAAAAATATAATGATGTAGAAAACTTTGACATCTATGGGAACGAAAGATATATCTACCAATATATTTCAGATCTTTATCCAGAAGAACAACTTATATTTGATATTGACAAGATAAAACTCACAACAATTGATATTGAGGTGAAGTCAGAGAATGGATTCCCTGATGTAGAATCTTGTGCAGAAGAGATATTACTTATATCAATGCAGGATTATAAGACCAAACAGATACGCACATGGGGTTTGGGTGAGTTTAATAACAAACAAGAAAATGTAATATACAAATCATTTAGAACAGAGTATGAATTACTACATGACTTCATACATTGGTGGATGATCGAAGGCAATACACCAGAAGTTATTACTGGTTGGAACAGTAAGTTATATGATATTCCATATATTTGTCGTAGATTGAATCGTGTTCTTGGTGGCAAGTTGATGAAACGTATGTCACCTTGGGGTCTGGTAACTGAATGTGAAACTTATATTGCAGGTCGTAGACACATATCATATGACATTGGTGGTGTCTCACAGTTAGACTACCTTGATCTTTATAAGAAGTTCACTTATAAGGCACAAGAATCATATCGTTTGGATTATATTGCAAGTGTTGAACTTGGTCAAAAGAAACTTGATCACAGTGAGTTTGATACATTCAAGGACTTTTATACAAAAGGTTGGCAGAAGTTTGTCGAATACAACATCATTGACGTAGAACTGGTTGATCGTCTTGAGGATAAGATGAAGTTGATTGAACTTGCATTGACGATGGCATACGATGCAAAGGTCAATTATGAAGATGTATTCTATCAGGTACGTATGTGGGATACAATTATCTACAATTACTTGAAGAGAAGAAACATTGTCATTCCTCCAAAAGAAAGATCTGATAAGTCTGAAAAGTATGCAGGTGCATATGTAAAAGAACCCATACCTGGCAAGTATGATTGGGTGGTATCATTTGACTTGAATAGTCTATATCCGCATTTGATTATGCAATATAATATTTCCCCAGAAACTTTACTTGAGAACAAACATCCGACAGTTACAGTTGACAAAATACTTAACGAAGAACTCACATTTGAAATGTATAATGATAGTGCCATTTGTGCCAATGGTGCAATGTTCCGTAAGGATATTCGTGGGTTTCTACCAGAACTGATGGAGAAGATGTATAATGAAAGAGTCATCTTCAAGAAGAGAATGATCAAAGCAAAGAAAGCATATGAAAAGAAGAAGACAAAAGATCTTGAGAAAGAGATTGCCCGTTGCAATAATATCCAGATGGCAAAGAAGATTTCTCTCAACTCTGCCTATGGTGCGATTGGTAATCAATACTTCCGCTATTACAAACTAGCAAATGCGGAAGCAATTACATTATCAGGGCAGGTTTCAATTCGTTGGATTGAAAACCATATGAACAATTATCTAAACAAAATATTAAAAACGGAGGACATTGATTATGTTATTGCTAGTGATACTGACAGTATCTATCTCAACTTGGGTGATCTTGTCAATCGGGTATACGAAGGCAGAGAAAAGAATGCTGAAAGCATCGTGTCGTTCCTTAATAAGGTGTGTGAAGTGGAATTCGAGAAATATATTGAGAATTCTTACGAAAAGTTGGCCAAGTACGTAAATGCTTATGATCAAAAGATGTTCATGAAACGTGAGAACATTGCAGATCGTGGTATCTGGACAGCAAAGAAAAGATATATTCTCAATGTCTGGGATAGTGAGGGTGTTCGATATGAAGAACCCAAACTCAAGATGATGGGCATCGAAGCGGTGAAGTCATCAACTCCTGCACCTTGTCGCACAATGATTAAGGATGCACTCAAGTTGATGATGAATGGTACAGAAGAGGATGTCATTGAATTTATTGATGAGTCCAGAAAACAATTTAAAAAATTACCACCAGAAGATATTGCCTTTCCTCGCACTGCATCAAACGTGCAAAAGTATAAGGCATCGTCTACAATATATGCAAAGGGCACACCAATACATATTCGTGGTGCGTTATTGTTTAATCACTATGTCAAGAAGAATAAACTTGACAAGAAATATTCTTTGATTGGAAATGGTGAAAAAGTAAAGTTCTTATATCTTCAAAAACCAAATATCATACAGGAGAACGTTATATCATTTATTCAAGACTTTCCACATGAACTCGGACTTGACAAATACATAGATTATGATCTACAATTTGAGAAGAGTTTCGTAGAACCACTCAAGACAATACTTGATTCAATCGGGTGGAATGTCGAAAAAACTGTTAACCTTGAATTATTTTTTAAATAATGGATTTACCTATTGATATAAATGAACTTGAAGTCATTATTGAATCTGTATCAGATGTTGATACTGAACTGTGTCGTAAATTAAGGTTGGTTAAAACATTGATTGAAGAAGGTAAACCTTATAAGAAAATACTTCGTGAAAAATATGGAATGGTAGCATGAATATAGATAAACACTTTGATCCTACAGATGATCTTGAAAAAGAACTTTTACAGGAACTTGACGATATCGCAAGACAGTTAAATGGTAAGATTACATACAGTGCCTATGGTAATAGTATGGGTAGATCTTCCAAAACTGTAACCATTGAATACGACATTATAGAATAGTATGGATTTTTTAAAAGAAATAGTAAAAGAGATTGGTGATGAATTTACCCAAATCGCAGCAGACATAGATGAAACAGAAAGATTCATTGATACAGGAAGTCATATCTTCAATGCGGTTGTTAGCGGTTCCATTTATGGTGGTGTTTCTAGTAATAAGATCACTGCCATCGCTGGTGAAACCTCTACTGGAAAGACTTATTTTTCCCTTGCTATTGTCAAGAACTTTCTGGACACTAACCCTGATGGGTATTGTCTCTATTTTGATACTGAAGCAGCAATCACCAAGGGATTACTTGCATCT